AACTCTCTCATGCAGTTGGATGTTCTTCTCAACCTGTTCGTTGAGTCGGGTCTCCATCTCATCTAATTTTTCGCTCATCTCAGCGACAACATCAAGTTGCTCAGTAGGAACGTTGATGTTGCTCTCGATGAACAAGCCTCTGAGTCCTGCCAGGAACCCTTCTGCGATTTCGGCACGGAGACCTTGCTCGATAGCAAGTTCGTTCTCCGACATCCACTCTTCGCAAGCGTAGTTCAGGAAGTTCTCAACACGACCAGCAAATTCTTCCTTGAGAGACTCAATCTCTTCAACGAGTTTTGCTTCGGTCGATTCCTTGATAGCAGCGACTTGCTCCGAAACTTTAGCAGTTACAGCAGCTTCGAAAACGGTCTTTGCCTTTTCTTGGAATTCTTCGGAAAGATCAGCACCAGACAGAATAGCAGCGATGTCTTCGGTGATCTCTTCTTCGCTAACTACCTCGCCTTCTGCTTCGACTTCATCGAAAATCTTAGCGGAAAGACCACCAGGCATAGCAGAGGAAGCACCGCTAGGCTTGGTCTTCAAGGTAGAGTCCTTAGTCGCAGTCACAGGAGCAGCAGCCTTGGCACCGACGTTCTCGGTTCCTTCGGGTTTTTCTTTGCTATTGCTTGCTACTTCGGTGCCGTCGTTTTTCAGATCGGACTTTTGAGGAGGAACAGCGCCTTTCTTGATGGCAGCATCGCCAGTGGCAGCTTCTTCCTCAACAACTTCTTCTTCAACCGCAGTTTTTTCTGCGATCAACTTAGAAAATTTTTCATCAATAGTAGACATTTAATTGCTCCTACGGGATAATTAGACTGCGGTTAATTTCTATATTTATTTATAAATCACAAATTTCTGAGGAAGTAGTCGAATGCGCGGATCTTTCTTTCCATCAGTTCCTCACGAGAGGGTGCGGTATCAAGCGCCTGCTTGATTTGTTCGATGTGGACTTCCTTGAGGCGGTTGCCTTCCATGACCCATTCTTTTCCTTCGTAGATACCCTCAACAAAAGCATCGGGCGCGGAAGGATCTGCTACGATATCTGCAGCAGTAGCAAGAATGAAATCATCAGCGACAACAGAAGAAGTTCCTTCACGTTTGATGGAACCTAAACCTCTAGAAGATACACCGAGTTGTACCCCTTCCTCAAGTAAGTTCTTTGCGATCTTACCCATAGGGGTTTCCAAGAGTTTCGCCTTACCGATGAAGTTAGTACCTTCAGGATAAAGTTCAACGATCTTGTGAGACACGCGATCAAGATTGATGGTTGGACCATCTGGATGACCAAGTTCTCCGAGGGCACGTCCGCGCTTGACGAACTCCTCATTGTACTTGTTAACCTCACGCTCCATGGTTGCATACTTGTACATGCGACCATTGCGGTTGGTGATCTCAGTTTGGAGGAAGATGCCTTTAATAAAAGTATCTTTCTTACCGTCGCTTTCTTCGGTAAGAATCTCAATATCTTCAATCTGTTCCGTGATCAGTTTCATCTGTTTCCTCTTGATCTGTTAATTCATTATCTACTTCTGGGACTTCCTCTTCATCTTCTTCGACTTCAGCTTCGCTGTCATCTGGAACATGAGGGAACATACGTGCTGCAACATCCTGTTTGGAAGCGTCAACTGCCATAGCGGCTTTGACTTGCAACATGTCTTTGAGTTTACCAAGCGCATCCGCTTGATCATTATCCCAAAGCAAATCAACGATTTCTCGTTCTTGTGTAGCCATAATGTTAACTTGTCTGTAATTTATTTAGTACCGTTGCTTTTTTGAGGCGCGGGTTTTGGTGGATTCTTTGCTTGTTGGATCTGAACTTTCTTCATGTCCATATCCAGATCTGCACTTTGTTGCTCACGATCCATAGTTGCTTGGTCGTTTGCAACTTGATCTAGTGGATCAATCACTCTGCCAGACTTAATATCGTCTGCCATTTCCGCGTCGATCTCTTCCATCTGAGTTTCAGTCTGACCAAGGATTTCCTTACGGATATATTCTGTAGAGAAATACTTACCGACAAATGGATCCATCTGTGCAATAATTTGAAGTTTCTCATTCATCATTTCAAGGTTTTTGAGTTCCGTGAAATGATTGTCGTAGAGATAGTCATACTGGATATGCTCCTTCATATCCTCCCAATCTTCAGGAGCAATAACGCCCTTGAGGATCAGTTGAGTTTTCAGAGTATCCTGGAAGATATCGCTAAACTTCTTACGTAACTTTCCAACAAACTTAGTGAACTTGAGTTCATCTCTAGTGATCTCGGAAGTGCGTCCGATATTAAAAGAAGTAGTTGAATCAAGTCTTCCCGCAGGAACATTTAACGATTTGTAAAGTTTTGTTTGGAAATATTGCACATCTGTAAGCTCTCCGAGGTTCTGACCTCCTGGGAGCGTTGTGATCTCCGTGCCACGACCACCTTCTCTACGTGGAAGCCAAAAGTCTTCCAGCATAGACATGTATTTGCGGTCGTCACGGATC